GGGTCCAGCGACCTGCCTTGGAATGCCGTCAACTTACCGCTCTTATCAAAGAATGGTATGATGAGGCGTCCCTCGTCTTTGCTCACATCAGGAAATTTATTCTTGACCATTGAGTTGGTCCAGACTTTAAAAGTTTCTGTATAGTACAGTCTCTCCCATTGTTGTGGAGGTATTTTCCTCTCTTTAACATATAATCGTGCTGGATGATTAATGTCCATCAAGTCTAAGCAAGTAATATGTTTGAGTGGGTCAGAGGTGAATGTAGGAGTTTTGTTTGTCTTGAAGAAATCAGTCTGGTCTCCGGCGCCAAGTTTTATTTTTCTACCTTGTCTGCCACGAGTGCCGAACTTCTCAAGAGCATACTCTTTTTTTAGGGGTGGAGATACGTGGTCGATTAATTGTGATAAGCCAGTTGCAACGCCACAGTTGTGACATTTATACAACGCATCACCTTTGTTCTCAAAGATGTAGCCACGTGCTTTAATTTTGTCTTTGGCTGAATCGCCACAGAGAGGACATCTGAAATTCCAGAGGGCTTTACCCTTTTTCTTGAATTGTTCGAGGCGAACGCCTAGAATTCCTATGTATTTTTGGTCAATATAGTCCATCATATGAGTATTATACATCACTTCGACCATAATGTCAAGTCATTTACATCAAATAATCACAGGTATTACAATAATCTATATCATCCTCCTCAGGAGAGAGTTTCACGCAAGGAAGAATATTGCTGTAATCATCGTTTGTCTCAGCAATTTCTTTCTGTTTTTGGTGACATTCCCACTTCAATGGACAAGAACAGCAACAAACTTTTGGTGTTGTTTCTCGAAAGGGGCAAATTACTGGGATTATGTCACTGCTACAAAATAGTAGTTTCATTATCCGTCTATCGTCTAATCACCTGGAAGACTGGATGGTCGGGATGTTTCATCAGCATACCGCCTTTAGGATACAACTTAGCATATGCAGAAACGCCTTTTGCCCAATTAGATTTTCCAACAAACGCATTCCATCGTTGATACTTATTTCTTCCAAGTCTTACACCAGCATATGTGTCACTGTCTGGCGCCGTCCAATAATTACTTCCAAACGCTTTTCCGTTTGGCTTTGTAAATAGAGGTATATCTTTTTGTAGATTTACTGGTGCGACTCCGTCACCAGCAACATTGGCTTCTTTTATACTCATTTCAATTTCTCCAAAAGTACGTGCTGTTGCATCAGTGCTTTAACTTGCAGAGATTCATCCAGACTCATTATATCATTGACGTGGTGGACAAACGCTTCATCCAACAAATCACCATTTGCACCGTGATTTTCCATTGCTTCTTTAAATAGAAAATACGCGGCAACTGCTTTCCCCAACTTACCCTTCATTCCGGGGACTTTTTCAAGTAACTGCTTCAATTTACGGAGAAGTCTATGAAATAGAGTATAGTTATTTTTCTCGTTGGTAGTGGTTCTGCTTTTCTTAATAACATTACCCTTCTCATCGATAATACCTAACTTAAACGCTTCCCAATCTTCCCAAGGCATCGCAATAAACTTAGCGAACTTATACACAAAGTACAGGTCCATCATTGCTGACCCGCGGCCTTGTCCTTTTTCTGTTAATAGTTGTTCGCTCATTTCATCTCTTCTCGTATAATATCTCTTACTTTTTCATCAATTGTTATCAACTTTTTCATCTCAGGCCCTAAGGCATTTATTTCATCTAAGAACGTAGCAACTATCTCGTGATATTTCTTGTCAATTCTGTACATCAATATACGTGTACACGGAAATGCCCCAAAAATATTCACCAGAACTACTAAGTGATTCATCAACAATCTACTCTTCAACTCTCCTGTTTCAACATACTTGGAGATTAGCCTTTTAATATACTTTATTCTATGGATATCATCCAAGAATTCTTCAGTACCATCAGCCTGGTGGTCTTTGTAGTGCATCGCCATATAGAACATCATATTCTGATTGTCCAATTTCGGAAAGTAACTTTCCTTTGGCTGTTTTATCATCATCTATTCTCTCAATGTTTACAATCTGGTGATTCTGTACTTTAGGTTTAATCTCTTGTGTAATAACAGTATCTACTACCTTAATAAAACTCATTATACCTCCCAGTAGGGTACTCCGCCGTGTCGTCCATTTCTATCTCCAGATGGCCTTTTGCCTTGGTAAAATTTTCCAGTTTTACTATCTCGAAGAAGGACCTCGCCGGTAACAACACCCGTTACAGCCGCTTTTACTCTATTAACTACAGTTTGGATTACTCCAGGAATTTTCATATGCTCTTCCAGTTGGGTTATTAATGTCGTTTTCTTTAAGCGACGGTCCAATTCAATCCCAACTGTTCGTCCATATTTCTCTAGTTGAACTTTAGTTAGTTTTTTCAACTCACCTCTAGTCTTTGCCATTCTCTAGGTCCTCAATAATCTTAGCAGAGGGAGTTGCTTTCCTATCTTTAAAGGTAGGTACATTCTCTCTGTACTTGGATTTCGCCTTAAGTATTTTATTTTCCTCTAAGGCATTTCGTAATACTTTTTGGTCTGGTTTTAGGTCTTTAAGTTCCATAATATTCTCCTATGAAATATAACAATTCAATTCAAAACCGTGCTTACCTTTGCCATAGATTTGAATCTGTAATGCTTTCTTTTGTGGTTTGCCCCTCTTCGTCAAAGCAATTGAATATTTATTCGTCTTGCCTTCACTAGGCTTCTTGGGTCCTGTAGCGACTTGATGAAAATAATCATCTTCGTCAACTTCATACCCTGCTTTGGCCGCTACTTTTAAGGCTTCTTGAACAGCGGAAGTAAACGTCTTATGGTCTATCTTGTATTTGCCTTCTTTGAGCCCAGCCTCAAGTACGTCCCAGTCTGCCGCGGTCGCTACGTGGTCTTCCTTAAGTAGTTTGTCCCACTCTTCAGTGCGGAGCGTGACCATATTATCCATAATATTGCCATAATTGATGTTGTCCTTATTCAGTATCTTGGCTTTGGGCATAAATTTAGATATGATTTCTTTTCTAAAGTCATTAGGTATTTTGCCGACTGCTCTCATATGCTTACTGCCAACCTTGGACGCTTTAACTGCCACAGACCATTTCTCTTTCATATACTTTTTGATTTCATTACCAGTTGCCTCATCGAGGTCTTTATCTTCCGTTACAAACTCCTCGAACTGAAGATAAAATTTTGACTCAAACATCGTACCGCCTTGAGCCTCGATTTCATCCCTATACTCATCAGCGAGTTCTTGGGCGACCTGTTTATGAACGTCTGTGCCGAACTTTAAACCATCAAATTCTTTGGAGTACAACTTCTGACCTTCTTTAACAAGATACATCCATAACTTGGGTGCTTTCTTGTGGTCATATTTATCAGACTTCATCTTCCTCTGAATATTTTTAACGATAGGAACTAATTTGCTCTTATACAAACGAGGGTCATTCTCAATGAATAGTTTCAATTCTATTACTTCATTTCTATCGGCCTTTTCCATTACTACTTCTTCATTGGCCGTTTTTAAGGCATCCTCTACAGCATCATCGTCTGATAATCCTTTCTTAATTCTTTCAATCGCCTTTACAGCACCAGTCATATTACCACCCATTTTCTTAGCAATAGCAATGGCTTTCTTAATTTGTGACGATGAAAATCCCGTCCATTGACGAAATTCTTCAAGTTCTTCTACCTTTAAACTCTTACCATCCTTTTCAAGTTTGAAAGTCATCCCGGCAGACCCAGAGAATTTACCAGATTTAATTGCTTCTCTTGCCTTCTTCTCCGTTGGATAGTCTATTCGTTTAAATTCTTTTCCAGCCTTGTCAACCATAATGACTATGTAATCTTTCTCACGTCCCTTGCGAATCTTTTCTTCAACGTCAACGACTTCATCTAAATCTTGATGAAAGATGGTTTTAACGCCTCTATCAATGTCGTACCAGGTGAACCCGAACTTATCAAAACCGATGCCTGTGACTTTACCGACCCTCATCTTGCGACCACCTTTTTTTCTCATTGTTGTTCGATATTTAACTTTGTCGCCTATTTTTTTCTTATCAACAAACTTGTACTGGTCTGGGGCCTCTTTCGCTTCCGTTTGAACTTCTTCGTTTGCTACTTTTAAGGCATCAGCAATAGCCGGGTCGTCACCGAGTCCCTTCTTAATTTTTTCAATCTGTTTCCAAGCCTTGGTCATTTGACCGCCACTTTTCTTTGCAATTTTCAACGCCTTTGCGATAAGAGATTTACTAAACTTGCCCTCCGAAATGATGTTGCTATATTCTTTGAATTGTATGTTCTTCATTGTCTTACTCTTCCTGAGATGTTTAAAGTCATCAGTAGCGTATTCCCAATCGGCTGCACTCATAGTATAGCCCGGCTGTTTGTCTCTAATCGCCTTCTGACGGTTATTCATTTATCTGGCTTATCCAAACCAGAACCAATAACTGATTCTATATCTTTGTTTTGGATAGCGACTATATCAGCCGTACCCATATCCCACACACCAATGTTTGGCCCTTTGTCCAAATCATAGTATGCTTTTTTCTGTTCTTTAGTAGCCGCGACACGAGTCAACTGTCTCAGTTTCCCATCAATGACCACACGAACAGGTCCTTTGTCTAACAATTTCAATAACTCTTTTTTATTCATAATGTTTCACCTTTCATTTCCTTCTTCCTTTCCGAACCTTCCATCCACTTCTTCCCTGCTTGACTCCTCTATCGACCAGGGCTTTGAGTAGGTCTCCAGTTGGTATATTATCAACTATCCACTGATATAGTTGCTTCTGAATACTCTTCTCCTTCATCATAGGCTTACCCCTCTTTTTAAGAGTAAGGTACTTGAAGTCTTTAATTACATCTAATTTTTCACCCTTTTTATCACCCCAATAAATGGTATTCTCTCTATTATTTAGTATAACGTGAATCGCACCATTTATTGCTAATTTTCTTCCCTTCTCTTGAACGTATTCAAACATCGTCTGGGCCGCGCCCTTATGGGTCCACATCATAATATCTTCTGGCACGATGCGGCCTCTCTTTATGTCCATATTATTTGATAGTGCTATCGTATAATTAGTCAGAACCCATACTATATGTATATTGGCTGGGTCATATCCAGCACTTAAAATCTGGGGCATAAACTTCGCAATGTCATTAAGAACCTTCGCTGTAATATCGAACAGTATATTAGGCAGAGTTCCTTTATCTTTGCCTGCTGTATAGGCTAACATCGTATCTAATGTCTTAGATTTGATGCCTAAAGCGTCTACCCATTTATGAAACGTAAGCACATCTTCAGGTTTTCTTAGGTCTAAGTCTTTAATCTCCTTGTATCTTTCTGGAGTAATCTTGGACCCGCCCTTGTCCTTCATTTTAGCCCATCTTACTGGGTCATCTTCCAATCGAGCCATTCTCTGTAATAGGCTTTTCCACTCATCGACATCACGTACTTTGAACTTCTCTTTTTCCATAAAGTTAGATAATGCGAATCCTTTACCAGACCCGGCGCCACCAACTAGGAAAACTATTTGTCCATATTTCTTTCCATTAGAGATTAAAAGTAACTTCTCTGTTAGGAATTGGCTAAACTTTTTCATTACATTCCTGCTAATGGTGTCGGCTTTGTTCTTTTTGCAACTTGTTCTGCATATGTTTCACCACCAAATGGATGCGTTGTACCGAACCGAGTATTCATTTCTTCATCGACTTCTTTCATACCATAGGCATTGGTGGGTATAACAACAGCCTCTTCAAATACCTTTGCCCGTATGTAGCGTTCTATTCCAGTAAGTGTTGCACCTGCTGAAGATGGACAACTACCACAAGCCCCTTGAAATGAAATAATCACTTCGTTTCCTCTAACTAAATCTAATTCAAGATTCCCACCGTCGGAAACTAGAGCAGGCCTGATATGCGTTTCAAATAATGCCTCTATTGCTTCGTACTTCTCTACATCAGTCATTTGCTTTTTAACTCCGCTTTTATAAGGCCTTGGATGAACGCCTGAGGGGTTATCTCATCACGTACAGCCTGAATAATAAATTCGTGTATCTGTATCTCTTTCTCCAAGAAAAACTTCTTATTAAGTAAGTCTACCAGTTGTGCTTCAAACGCCCTTAACTCCCCTTCTTTCCTGACCTTTTGCTCTATAATATCCGTAATAGATATGATAGTCTTATCGTCACCAAGGGTCTTAATTTTAGACATTTGCTCATTTTATCTTTACAGTTATCCACCGCACCAAAGCATACATCACTAATCCATATATCGTTACAAATCCCAATTCAGGTAGATAATTGTAAATCTTCTCTATAAATTCTATTGTCGCGGCAACATCACCGTGACGTGTCACGGCTTCTGTAGTATTGCCTGAGTCTACAACAATAGTTTTTGTGAAATCTCCTGAGACATTCCCAACACTTTGTTCTATTGTTAAGGGTTGGTCAGCCATTACTTATTCTTCTTCCAATTTGTTATTCGTCTTTTCCACTGACTCTTGCCCATTTGCTCATCAGCATCTTTAATTGCTTGGAGTTTGTGGGGTAAAATCTGACCTGGCTTTACCATCTGGTACCAAGCCATTTCAAAATCACCTCTCTTGGAACGCTTATGCAAATCTTCTAACTTCTGTTCTACGTCTTGCTTTAATTGACTCAGCAACATTGACCCGAAACCACGAATCATCACGGTTGGGTCAGTAGGGTCATCACTTTTCGGGTCGATTTCTCCTGCGTTTTGCCCCTCTTGAAGCATTTTATACGTGTTTGCTACGTTCATCATATCACTATTTATACTTTTAACTTAGGATTGGACGTTTTGAAGTCCTTCTTACGCATTATGGTCTTGGAAATCAAGTCAAATTCTTTGGCTTTTTCATCCCATTTCAATACAAATGGAAGATTTAACTGGGTCTGTGTGTCGTTCAATACGGCCTGGGCACCTTTACCAAGTTCGGGTATCTTCTTTCCGTGCTTTTTGTATGTCTGCTTGAATAGCCTAGTCAATTCTGCTACACTAATCTCCTTGACGTTTCTCTTGTCGTTGAGTCTTTCTAGGAAATGTTTCGTGAATTCAACATCAATACCAACTTTGGCGAAAATCTTATCAGCGAAGGTCTCTACTTGGGCCAACTCCACTTTGGTGATTTCCTCTGATAGATAATCACTGAATGGCTTATTTTTCTCCACGTTCACCGAGTTGTATCGTGTCTCTCTGTCAAGGACCTTCTTCAATTCTCCAATACTCACACCAACAATTTCTGCTGTTTTCTGTAGCATTCTTCCTTTGGGATTAGTAATGAATGCCCCTTGTTGTTGCATCGCTTTGGGATTCTTCTTATATTCCTTCATCATCTCGTTGTATATCTTCAAGGCATTGACATATCTCTTTTTGTGAATCATCCGCTTAAATGCGTGTGTTAATTTCTTTGGTATCAAGATGTCCCTCACCTTCTTCTTTTCTGCTGAACCACTGTGATGTGGGTCTACTTTGAGTTCCATTGCTGTGTGGGCTGCTTCCGGATATTTCATATGTGGCACTGCTGGATGTTCTCCTGGAGTCCACTCTTTATATTTCTTCGTAGTCTTATTTGTGCCAAACTCAAGATACTCTTCTCTAATACCGAGTCCTTTTCTTACTGCATCATATACGTCTTTTGTAACTTTATCAGAGGCTCCTTTGGGCATGCCCTTTTTATATGCTTCGTAATCGCCGGCGGTGGCTGCGGCCCTCATCTTCGAGGCACTCATCTCATTTCCTGCACCTCTTGTGCTTCCTGCCTGAATGACCTCAAAATGGTCAAATTCGTATGATTTTGATGGGTCTTTATGTTTGATGTATGGTCGAATGTATTTCTCAAATTTCTCTACTCTATCAGAGCCAACGACCATCGTGACGTTAGTGTATCCGCTATCTGATAGCCATCTAAGGGCATCAAATGCCGTTTTAATTTTGGAGTTCTTCTTTATGATTTTACCCCAAAAAATCTTTAGATATTTTATCTTGTCTTTATATGATAATGGATTCTTTTTCTTATCTACAGACTGACTGGTAAATATCATTGCTTGACCACCCCTCTTCTTAGCGTGGCCCAAAATGGCATCTACCATAATTTCGTGGCCTGCAGTCACAGGATTAAACCGTCCAAACGTAAACACCACAGGCTTCTTCTTCGCCGCTTCCTCGATGTATTGTCTGTATCTGATTAATTCTGACTGTAGACTTCTCATAATTAAATCTCTTTAAGTTTGTTTAACAATTTTTCTACTATACTACCCTCTAGGGCTTCTTCAATTCCAACCAATCCTGGTACATTATTAACTTCAATAAAATAAGGTTTATTTTTTCCTGGGATGAAATCTACTCCTACTATAGTGCCCGAGACTGCTTGAGCGGCCCTAATCGATTCATTTCTTTCGTTATTAGTTAATTTATGAGGTAATGGCTTGGCCCCTTGAGATACATTACTTCTAAAATCTCCCTTGACAACTGGCCGTTTCATCACCCCTATGACCTCATCTTTGAATACTATTACTCTAACATCATAATCCGATTTTATATATTCTTGTAAGAGTAGGTCAGCAAATTCGCTTTCTCTATACAACAACTGTACCATTGCTTTTAATGATGGCACACTTTCAACTAATATGACTCCAATACCATTTGTTCCTGTACCAGTTTTTAATATGATAGGGAACTTACTGCCTAATTCTTTTAATGCTCTTTCTGTATCTTCTGAATGGGCAAGCAATACTGTTTTTGGTGTATTAAAATTCTCCCTCTCAAAAATAATTTGTGTCATTACTTTATTAGAGCATAGGTCGTGACACTCCATATTATTAACAAGGGTATATCCTTCGTGTTCCCATTTCTTACACTTGTCATACCAAGAATGATTGCCACTTAATCCTGGTCGACCAACTCCTCTAGCCATAATAATCGTATCTTCTGGACTTATCGGAAAAGGTTTTTCATACTGGCCCTCACCTCTACCCACACTCTTAGGAGTAGGATATTCTGTCGAGCCATCTACAACAGGAAAACTATTAAGTGTTCTATTCTCTTCGTATAGTCCACGAAATTCACCCAGAAAAGTTTTAATGCCCATCTTTGAGGCGACCTTCTTTATAAGTTCGCCCGTATCATTAGAATCATCTCCTTCATCGTGAGAAAGAATAACCAAACGATATGGTTTCTTATCTGCCTCTAAAAGAGACTTACGATGGTCTCCAAAATTTCTCATTAGTTCAAACTTGCCTTTGTTTGATAGTCGCTGATTGCAGATTTAATTGCATCCTCTGCCAGTACGCTACAATGTATCTTCACTGGTGGTAGGCTTAGAGCCTCCACAATCTGTGTATTTTTTATCTCTCTTGCTTCTTGCAATGATTTACCTTTAACCCATTCTGTTAGAAGTGACGAACTGGCAATAGCAGAGCCACAACCATATGTCTTAAATTTTGCATCTATAATTATATCATCTTCTACTTGGATTTGCAACTTCATTACATCACCACACGCTGGTGCACCAACCATTCCTGTACCCACGTCAAGTGCTTTTATATCCATTTTGCCTACGTTGCGTGGATTTTCGTAGTGGTCTAAAACTTGTTCACTATATGCCATTATTATACTCCAATTTTACTCCGACTTCTTCAGTCGCTTTTTCTACACTTACCATACTCATTTTATGAAAGTCTCTCATAATATTTCTGTGTCTTACGTTGTTTGGACACGAACATTGGTATGAATATGTAGCATTACACGTAACACAATACCTTGATTTATGTCTCATTTGCTCCAACTTTTTATAGCGTTAAAGTTATTTTTGCTGAACTCCAGCCTATTAACTAACTTCACGGCGCTATTAGTCATATGGTCTACAGCCACAAATCCCTCAGGACCAGTAACTTCATATCCAGTTGACGTTTTATTAAACGCGGCTATTGAATTCACTTGCTCCATTTTCTTAATAAGTCCTAGTTTGATTTCTCCGACATTGTTGTGCCACTCTAACGCATAGGCGAAAGTGCCACCAATATTTCTATCGGAATTCAATGTATTAATCATATCATCAAGGGCTTTTTGTTTCTTTGCTTTCCCCTTTTCTGACTTGAGTTTATCTATTTTCGGTTGATATCGCTTCCGAATGAAGTTGATAAATCCGCCAATGGCTTTCTGTTTATTAGAATACTCCTCGCCTTGGCTTACCATATCATTAATATATATTTTTACGTTGAAGGATATTGTATCGTCTTCCTTTGGGTCGTGGAACAATATTTTCAAAGCCTTCTTGCTGAGTTTCTTCAACGATGCCGAAGCCTTTTTCATTTCTAGTCGTACGGCCGCTAACTCTGATTTTGTTAGAGTAGCACGGCCTGATACATCTCTGAAATCAGTATCTCCTGCCCATACGTCTTTGGTCTTTGTCATTGCGTTAACATTAACTTTAAATTTTGCAGATAAATCTGCAATTGTCTTACCAGTATATGATGTATGCCATATAACACCAACTTTGGCTGCCTGTATCACATCCGCAAACGGGTCGTCAGTCGGGACAGCATACGTAATAGTGTTTGGCCTAAAAGTAATATAGTCACGGTCATCTATTGTCTCCTTTGTAAGGTCAGATGGGAGAAACATAAAGTCGCCTTGAACAATACCTTTGATGCCCAACTTTTGAAAATACTTAAGGCCAACTTTCATCTTAGTGACTAGGGACGCGGCGTGGCCATGATTTTTGTCGATATCGGCATCGGTATAACAAATCTTAGGCGTCTTATTGAATAGTGCTTTAGTTGCCACAAAGAATTTACCGTTCTCTGGATTTGTACCTGCGATTATGGATGGAGAGCCATCTACTTTACTCTGAACATTAACACCCTTTTTGGAATTTCCTTGTAGAGTGTTGATGATTCCATTCATCATTCTCAGTGCCTCAATACCGCCAGCGTACCCATCATCAAATATAGCATCTTCGATATGCTCTAAATGGGTAAGTTTTTTCTCTACTAGATAAACAAAATTCTCTAGAGAGTGATTGTGTGGACTAAATTTTTTCATCTTTTGGAAAAAACATATAATGATAAGCCTTATTCGTAAATCCCTTCAATCTCATAAGGGTTTTCTTCTGCTCTGCATTCTCTGCCTTTAACTCCTTTATCTCTGACTTTAACTCATCTTCTATTGCTTGGGCTGTAGGGCCTGGAAGAGGTTCTAGTTCTTCCTGCATTTGTTCTGATGGTGTCTGTTCAATTTTTTTATCTTTTCCCCATTCATCTTTCAATACCAGATAACTCATTATCTACCTCATTTCTTTAACTTCATTTTAAAACCGAGTTTATTACCAGAAGAGTATCCTGGCCACCCGAATGTGAACTCTGCATCTTTAAAATAATTGCTCTGAAAATTCATTTCTTTAGTTAGAACATTTACATTACATTGGATTAGTGTAACTTGTCTTGCAAGACTTGTCAATGATGACTGTATTTCTTTGTTGCCATTCAGTATTGGACCCAAACTTTCACCAAGAGGCGAAAGAATAAATCTGGGCAGGTCTCGACCAGAGAGAGTTTTCCTGCCTGGCATAGAGTATTTCTTGTGCCAAGATTTTAATTTCTTGGCTAGGCCATCGTTTGTAAATCTTGAAGTCCATAGTTTAATGGAATCTACAGTAATTTGGTCTGGACTCGTCCTCATAATCTTACCGAGGTCTTTGACAACCTTTGTTTTCAAGAATTGATGAATCATAAGCATCTGCTCTTTAGCACTAAATTCTGCAACAATATTAAAAATTTGTAGGGCTACCTCTTTAGAGTGGTCTGCACCAGCAGTCTTGGCTCGATTCTTAATTGCATCAATAATGTTCTTGACTGTTACTTTACCACCGCCACCAGATTTAACTGAAACAGGATATTGAATTCCCATACGGACTCCATAGAAGTCAATTAACTTTTCATTAGAAGCAGATGGAAAATATGCTTCTCTAAAATTAAGAGATTTCATCATCCATACGGCAGATAGAATTTCTCCGAAATCTGCTGATACTTTAGCCAAGTCTTTTCTTGTGAAATCAATAGAATCCAACTTAATTGAAGTGCTTTTTGTGTTTGCTAGTTCGAGCAGTTGAGTCAACATCTCCGCTGTTTCATCTTCGCCTGGATACTTGGCTTGAAGTGCGGCCGTTGTTTTCTTTATTAACGCAGTGGCACCAAGTTGTTGACCAGCCAATCCAAGAGAATCGGGTGTTAAATCTTTATTGGCAAACAACTGTCCACCAGAAGAGGTCTGAGATATTTCAGAGTTTACCCAGTAGAGTTTGGTTCCTTTAGGAATCTTGTCGTCTATGTCTTGCGTTGCTGTTAATATATAGGTAGGATATTTTTCACTGACTACTATATCACCATCAGTGACTTTGAGGTGTAGTCCTTGGAAGAATGCTGAGAACGCCTTACCATCGCCTTTCATACCAAAGCGAATATGATAATCACCACGACCAGAACCAATAACTTTGATGCCAGAGTTCTTTATTGCGGTGTTTACGTGTGATTTTAATGCTTTTGTTTCTGTACTTGCTGAACCTTCAGCCAGAAATGTCTTAAATAGTCCCATTACGATTCCTATAAAAATGTAGTTTAAAAACTTGATTATACACCAGTTCAGTCATCTGTCAAGTCTTTATTACATTATTTATATGAAGGAGAGTCTATACCTTAAAGTCTTTAAAAGCCTTCTTCTTTCCACCACCAGAAAACACGGATTCTGTTTCGTGGTCAATAGGGGAAGCCGAGGTAGTTCCAATGATATCCTCTTGGGCCGATTGCTCTGCATCGTACCATTTCATCTTGGATTTATCTACACCGACAACAAATCGTCTATGTA